GGATGGTTTTGTAAAAAGTTTTTTGTAAAGCTAGGTTCATTACTTTTTTCCGTCCTGTCATAAGGTAATTTTAATTTGTCAAACGCTTTAGCGATACTTCTTGCTGCATGTATTTCTACATGAATACCTGTTAACTCTTTGATTCTATTGATGATTTTAGCTTCTCTTGCCATCAAATTTTTCTTTAATTTGTCTGCATGTTCAAGATCAACTCTTACACCTTTGAATCTCATATCTACTAGACAAGGAAATAATTTAGTCTCCAGGTTAAACACATCCATAAGTTCTTGGTTTTGTAATTCTACACTTAATCTTTGCCATAACTTTAAGGTAGCTTCCGCATCACGTTCAGCATATTCTCCTACATACATTGCAGGTAGTTTATACATTTCTGATTTAGGATTTACTGAATAACTTTTAGCTGCTTCTTGTAATACTTTTTCATCTTTACCAATACCTACATAAAATTTAGCTAACGTATTTAATGCATAAGACATTCTATTCTCATCTATCAAAGACGCTGCAATCATCGTGTCAACAATCTTACCTCTAATTTTTATACCAGCTTGTCTTAACCAACAAACATCATACATAGCATTGTGAAATATAAAGGTAGTTTTTTCTTGATTAACTAAATCCTGAACCCATTCTAAAACAAGTTTTTTGTCCATATTACCACCACCTTCATGTCCAATCGGATAATAGCCTGACCAGCCTTCTACAGCCACCGCAACGCCAGCAATGTGGCCTCTTCCTATGACATTACCTGACCCTAAAGTAGTTAGTTCTGGATCATAAGTCTCTAAGTCAATCGCAACTTCTTTGTAACCTGATAAATCTTTTAGTTCATGTGGTGCAACCCATTCAGTTTCGGGTGCAAATAACGGGATCTGTGTATTTCTCACTTGTAGTCTCTCTCCTTTACCATCTCAAGATAGTGTATTGCTTTATCTATATCTTGTATACCACCCTTCTCTGAGTGCCTACATATATACTTTATAGCGTTGCCTTCTGCAAAAAGCAACTTATTTTTGTTAATAAATTCAGCAGGTTGAATCTTCATATACATATAATGTGATCCTCCTACTTGTTTTAGCATTGGATCTTCTTGTTCTGGTGTGTCGTCTGACATTCTATTTTTAGTTTTCATTTTTTTCCTCCTTCAATAACTTCAAATTTTATAGGGGGTCTATAACCATTTAATACATCTTGAACATAAATTTTATATGATTCAAAATCTTCTTTAGTCATAGTACCTTTTGAATAAGTAATTAGATCCATCGTCAACAAACAAGGAACTTGAGTTTTATCTACTGCATATAATGGAAAATTTTTCTCCATCAATTTAACTTTCCCTTTATACTGGTCTTGGAAACGAAATCTACAATCCATAAAATAATTTGAGATTATTTCTTTTTCTTCTCGAGTATTTGTTTTCTTTTGTTTAGGCATTTTCATATTATATAAGCCCGATCAAAGTTTTTAGGATCTAGTAAATGCAATTCACGCTTCGCTCTCGTCGCTCCGGTGTAGAATAATCTATGTAATTCATCCGGGTCATGACTAAACGTTTCGATCGCTGCGCCTGTAAGATCTTGTAACAATAAAACATTATCGGCTTCTCCTCCTTTGGCTCCGTGTATAGTTGACATTTTAATACGAGGATTTTTATTTATCTGCTCACCATTCGCCCTCATGTTACGAATATAAGTCTCCGTCATAGGATCTAAACCTTCAAAAGATTCAAACCATACATTAGAAGTTATTAATCCATGTTGTTCTTGACATTCTTTTAAGGTATACTTCGCATCCGAATGCAAAGTTTTACCTTTTTGAAACCCTACTAATACATTTGATCCAAGATACTCATAAATATTTTTAATCTCTAAATGATTTAACAACTCACCTTTACGCCATTGCTCCCAATTATTTAATGCAAGTAATAATTTTAATGATACAGAATTCATACCTTTATATTGGTAATACCATCCTTGAATTTCACATAAGTCTTTCGCATCATCTAGAAAATAGTTTGCAGAAGATAATACTAACCAGTTACCTTTACTCATATCTACCTGTGTTACATCAGAATATCTTTTTAATAATCCTATTTCATCTCTAGGTTTATATTCTTTTTCAAATCTGTTTTGTACTTTGTTTATAATATTTTGTGATAGTTCATGGATAGGTCCACCTGGAATACGATATGATTGATCTAGTATTTTAATATCATTCACTTCTTCTTTTAAAGCTATGAAGTGATCTACGTCTGCTCCGGCCCATTTAAATATAGCTTGGTCATCATCACCTGCAATATAAGTCTTGCCAGCTCTGGACCAAATCTTTCTAACCATATCCCATTGCAATAATGATAAGTCTTGAGCTTCATCTATAAATAATACCTCAAACTTATTTAAAGTTTCTTTGTCAAGAAAGTCTTCTAGTAAATCTGTAAAATCTTTTAATCCTTTTTCTTTTTTAAATCTTTCTAACTCTTCAGCTAATAAAAATAATGTACTTCTTTCTATGTCTAATATATTTTTTCTAGAATCATAGTAATCTAATAAGTCTAAACGTTTAACACGTGCTGTATTTATAATGGTTAGGTATTCATTATCAGAATTAAAAGTACCATCTTCTACAGAATAGTTAGCAGTCTTAATAGGTATGCCACATTTCTGCCCAAATTCCTTATAGTCTTCTTGCTTCATCATTTTTTCTTTAGTCATACCTAACTGATTAAAAGCGTAGGAATGTAAAGTTCTAAAAAAAGGTAAATCGTTTTCTTTATCTAGTCCAAACTTGTCTGCTGCACGATCAGCCGCCTCTGTTGCGGCTTTTTTAGTAAACGAAAAGTACCCAATTTGTTTAGGTCTAATTCCATCTTTCAAAAATTCGTCCACTAAGTTTAACAACGTTGTTGTCTTTCCGGTTCCTGGTGGTCCTAATATTATTGTTTTCATTTTCCTGTAACCCTTATACTTCTATTTTTACCATTCATTTTTTCTATCCATCCTCTTTCTTCTAATTGTTTTAATTTTGCTGAAATAGTACATTTAGAGTTTAAATTTAATGCAACCTTCATCTCTTCATAAGATGGAGATGTAATATTTTTTTTAATATAATCTTGAATAAAATTAAGAAGTTTTAATTGTTTTTTAGTTATACCGTATTTCATAAAAATGTACTCCAAATGTATAAGGCTGTCCAAAGTGTTATTGTAATTAAATCCATTCGTGCTAACATTAAAAATGCTCCTCTTGATAAGGTATTGTACTTGTTGATGCTTCTACTTTTTTCATAGTTTTAATTTTAATAAGTCTTGGTGTTTGTTTTTTGATTGTCATTCTTATTTCTTCTACAAATATATCTTCTAGTCTTTTAATTAAGTTACCTGTTTTAATTTTATCCATGTCCCAGTTATTCTTTTTTAAGAAACTATAGAAATCTTCCATTCTAAAATATGTAAAACCTTCTTCAGTAAAAGGTAATTTATTAAATATATCATCTAGAGTTCTAGCTGACTGTCTGTTTGTAGTCCAATCTTGCAAGAGTCCTGTCAATTCATTAATAGGATCTAAAGATTCTAAAGGTTCTACTTCTTGTAGTTCAACCATCATAGGTTTTAAAAAATGTTGTTTCCAATCTTTAGGTTTAGGTACAGGTACAATTTTATTAGCTTGATCTAGACATGCTAACGCAAACATTCCTGGATTGTAAAGTTGTTCAGATTTTAATTCTATTCTTTTTTTATCTACATCTAAAAACCATTGCGGTGGATTAGATGTATACTTAGTTAAACTTCCTAACACAGGCATCTCTTCTTCTCCATAACCTACACCAAATCTTTTAGTTCTACAAAGGCCTGCTTGACATACAGAATTTATAGGTGCATCTTTACATCTATATTTGTCATAACCTTTTCTATTAACTGATTTAATTAATTGTTGTACTTCACTATTACTTAACGCAGGATCCATATATTTTAAATTAGCTTCTACAATTTTATCTTCCCAACTGTCAGGAGAAGATTGTTTATAGTAAACTGCTACATTAAATAATGCATTGTTTCTAGACCCTTCTCCAAAACCTATAGAAGCTAACTTATTTAAACAAGGTGGTCCTCCTGGAAAAGCTTCTTCTATTTTTTGTTTTTCGATTTTAATTTCTTCGACAGCTCCTTTGTCTCGTGCATAAAGATCATATAATTTATAAAATTCCTCAAGCGTGCAACTATTGCCTTCATCGTTGATAGCATATCTTAGTCCTTTCATGTTGTTGAAGTAGGGTAAATTTAAAAAGTTACCTGTATCCCCACGTTCTACAAGTATCTCTGTTTGTTTAGGAAATATTTCTGAACCTTCATAACCAAGTATGATTGCCATTTGTTTTAATTTTGATTGCATCAAAGATGCTGGAATGTTTTCTGT